TGCCCTTGATTTGCAGGAGCAGCATAACATTGGTGGAAAAACTGATCGTATAATGATCGGGAATGTTGACAGACATAAGACCCCTCTCTAGTGAACCGTGTGGTTGAACCGAGTAGGGTTGTCTGTCTCACGATGAAACAGGCCCTCGTTAATGCTGGGTCGCATCGGCCCCAACGAGGAGGTTGTCGATGCTGCGTGTATCTCTTCAGATACAGGTACGTTCGCTATACGCTGTTATCGCAATGGTGTCAAGTCCTGCCCCACAGTTGTATGCGAGGCAGGACAAAAAAGAAGTTAGCGGCGAATCTCTTGTGCCGAGGTCATGCCGGGATAGGCAATCTGATGCAACCGTTCTAGTTCGCGGCGGGCGTCCATTTTAGCCTTCGGATCACTCCCTGTCATCACCCGCGCAAAGTCCCGATCACCTTTGATCCGGTTAATCTCAGCCTTTGCCATGTCCGGCGTCATGTTGTTGAAGATCGGTGTTGAGCCTCCCATCCCTGGCACCGTCTTATCTTCCACGCCGATCTTCGCGCCGATGTTGTGAATGAACTCCATCGCGCTTTTCGGTCCCATGACCTGCTTCAATGCGGTGAGTTGATCCTGCGTCATGCCAAACGTCTCAGCGGCTTTATCCACGAGTTGTGCGTTGGTGTCATACTGAGATCCCCACGCCATCTTCAATTCCTGAACCTGCGTGGCGTCCCGCTGTTCCTGTTGCGCTTTCATCGCATTGGCCTGCGCTTCCTGAAAGCTGTTCCACTTTTCGGCAAGTTTCGTGGCCCCTGCCTGCGTGACCCCCGCTTCATGCAGCCACGGCTTGAGCGTATTGGCGAACGTGCCGTCATCGCCTTTCGGCACCGGCAATACATACTTATCGGCGGTTTCAGGACGCCCTAACTTGTTGTAGATCGAATCCCACGCCTTCGGGTCGGCAGCTTCCTTGGGAGAGGGCAGTTTCACGAGCCGATCTACCGGCACACCATGGAGTTTTTCAAACTCTCCATAGGACTTGACCACCATCGACGGGTCGCTGAACTGATGCCGGTCTACCACGTTCTGTAAGTCCGGTGGCAGGTTCAGGCTTTTCCAGTCAAACGTACTCTGTGTCGTTGTGGCCGGTGCCGTCTCATTTGCGGTAGCAGCCGTGGTCGTGGTCGCTTGTGCAGGAGCGGTTGTCTCTGTTGAGGCCGCAGTCTCAGTAGCCATGGGTTACTCCTCTGGTTGGCGCTCTGGCGGTAGGGCGTGATTGCCATACAAGCTCCAAAGCTGTTCATCGGTTAAATGCAGGTGGTGGCACAGTCGAATCCAGACTTCCCTTCTCCCGTCGAGACGGTCTGACACACTATGATCGACATGAAAGGTGGATTCGTTGGCGCGGCAGAACTTGGCGAGATCGGCAAGAACGGCATCGGTATTGGTGCCATGCCCTAAGAAAAGTTGCTGATATGCCAGTTGCCTGCGCTTCAACGCAGACTGGGCTTTTTCGCGCATTATTTCCCTTGTGCTTTGCGCTTCACGGAATAGGCGATAGCGAGAGCTTGTTTCTGCGACTTGCCCGCATGGAGTTCAGCCTTCAGATTCGTGAGAAACGCTGAGGCGCTGGCTGATTTCTTGAGCGGCATGTTACGCCACCGGCTGCGCTGGTTTCGGCATCACGGTTTTCATCATGGCGGCTCCCGCTGGTGCGGCTTCCAACATCTGCTTCTGTTGCGCTTGCTTCGCACGGTCTGCCCGAATCTGTTGGACGGTAGCGAGATCGTTACGCCAACTCACCGGCATGGCGTTAATGTCCATGGTGTTTGGCATAATCTCATCCATATTGAAGTAGTCGAGTGGCGAGGGGTCTTGCGTCACTTCGATCACCCGCAACGCCGTATCGAGGGTCCGCATGAATCCCGCCACTTCTTCAGCCCGCGCCATACGAGACAACGGCGAATCGTACTGCACGGTGTAGTCGCCCTTGGCATCAATCAATCGCTGGGGCATCGGTGGCAAGAGTTTCAAGTCGCGTAGGACATCCAATTCCCGGTCAATCATGGGGCCAAGGGATTCGCTTTGCTGCCGTCCCATCGTGGGGGACAGCAACGCCCCTTTTTCCCGCGCCCGTTCCACCACTTCCGTTGCCGTCATCTGCGGGGTATCGACCAAGATTTGAAACAGCGTGACTAAGAAGAAGTCGTTAATGACGAGCTTTTCCGCTTCCATGAGCTTATCGCCCACGGCGAGATTGCCCACCGGCAGTGCATGCACTAAGGGACGACCTTCGGCATTGACGCCCCCGGCATTGATCGCGCCTGGTCGCATGGAGAAGTTATCGACCACGCCATCATCATGCGCCAGTAAGACGGGATCGACGGTGCGATGCCCTTGTTTGAGCATCGTCTTTTTCATTTCGTTGAGGGAGCGAATCGTGGGCAGCGCCATCATCGCGGGACTGCGGCCATACAGTTCGCCAGGGGTCGTTACATAGCGACTGATCGCGTAGGGGAAGGTCGAATACCCACCGTGCCGCACCGTCTTTTTTCCGGTGGTGGACACATAGACCGATTCGTATTCCATGCCCAGGAGATCGACGCGGCCTGGGTCATAGTCGCGGCGTGGTGCCACCTTATGCACAAACCAATGAATCGTTTGGGCGCGTTTGGGATCGCTCGCTTGCTTGGCAATGACTTCGGGGACTTCGACGCCAAACTGTTCAACGGCTTGTCTCGCCGTGAGCGGGAACTTGCGATAGTTGGAGTCGATAATGCCTTGGTGATTCTCTTGGAAATAACATTGGCCGAGGTGGACGGCACGATAGCGCAACCCTTTCTCCGTGCGGGATTGCAAGGCATCAATGAATAGATTGCCGGTACCGAACGCCCCCAGCATCAAATAATCTTCGTGCTTCTGCGATTGGAAGTTGGCCGAGGCTGCATAGCGATATTGAAAGAGAATCCGCGTGACATCTTCAAACCACAAGCGGACTTCCCGCGCTTGGAGTAAGGAGCGGTCTGAGGGCATCAACGAATGCCACTTGCTATTGCGTGGCGTGAGCATGGATTCCATGGCAGCGGCAAAGCGGCCTAGGGCCAATGCTGCCGTGCTATCCACCATCTCATGCAGGAGTTGTTGGCCGTCCGTCAGTTCAATGCGGTTCTGGCCGGTGAAGTGGGCGCTGTAATTGGGTAGGACGCGGCGGGCAATATCTTCCCAGGTCTTTTCCCAATAGGCCCGCTTCCCTGAGGCTTGTTCTAACTCTTGAATCACACTGACGGCGAGGGCATCGGACTGATCCATTTAGGCTCCCGTCAAGTAGGTTTGATTCGACGCACTCGCCCGTTGGGTTTGGGGATTCGTGAGCAAGGTAGACGCACGGCCCTGGCGGTTCTTCATCGCTTCGGCTGCGGCCTTCTGCACCGTGTCATCGGCTAACGACGGGGCCGGAGGAGCTGCGCCCATCGTCGGGGCTTTCGGGCTAAACAGACCCGCCATTACATCGCCTCACGCGGTTGACCGGACAGCGTATAGTCCGAAGCGGTCAGCGTTTGCGAGGCTTTCCGTCGTCGTCCCCCACCGAGAATATCGCTCGCCATCTGTGCCCGTTGGCGCGAGGCTTGTTCTTCTTGTCCGGTTTGCGGGCGCGGGATCAGCGCAATGCGTTCCTGTTCCGCTTGCTGCGCGGCTTGCGCCTGCTTCTGTTGATCGTCCATCTTGTCATCACGAATATCGTTCTTGGACGCAGGCATGTCGATCTTGGCGCGGGGATCAATTTGCTGTGCAGCGGCATTGTAGGCGGTATGCGCGAGGGCTACCGGAGGATAGATCCATTCAAGCGGACTGACACCACCACCCATCTGACACCTCCGTTGTATCGCTTTCGATACACTGTTGTATCACAGGTGTCAAGTCCCGAACAAGGAGTAGTCTACATCGCGGGCGATATGCTGTTGTCCCACTGGCCCTCTTGCGCCCCGAATATCGCGCCGTGCCACCCGGTTCGCAAAGGTCAACGCCAGGGCGTCCCCATCGTCCGGTGAGTAGAGCCCGCGTTGTTTTAACGACTCCTTACTTTCCAGCATGACGGCATCTTTCGCCTTGCCGAAGTAATCGTATTCCGGCGTGGTCAGGTCAGCAAACAATCGTGTATCCTTGTCGATACAGCCGCCGCCCAACCAATCCCGCAGATTCGCCCACATTTCGGTGCGTTTATTCGCCCATTCCGGTGAGGTCGCGGACCCGCCAAACCAGACTTCATTCACCCGCAAGCCCAATTCCTTCACTCGATCAATCACGCCGGTTCCGTTGCCTGCGTCCACGTTGATCGCGTCAGGCCGGTAATGATTGGCGATTTCCACGAGCTTATTGGCGATATACATATTATCGCGTTCGGTAAACCGAATCGGCGGGATAGACCGGGCATCCCGTCCCTTCCTGAACCGAAACACGGTTTGATCGTCGCCATAGCGGGCAATGTCCACACCCACCACCAACGGCGCATCCCGATCTTCCACCACTTCCCGGTGCTGCGCTTCGTACACGAGTTGATTGGAGATGAACTGTCGGTTGCCCTGCTTGGGGAACTGTCCTAGCACTTCGATCCGTACGGGGTCGCTATCAATGCCGTGCTGGTCAATCAAGGCTTGAAACACTTGCGGGTCGCTGCCTTCCACCGTGCGGGCGTCTAAATGCCGCAACTTCCAATCGGTGTTGGGCGTATGAAAGCAATCGTAAAAGCCCCCGCTGTTCCGGCGCGGGTTGCTAAACACGAACCAGTAGCGGTTGAGATGTTTTCTAGCGAAAAACCCTGAGGTTACGGTAAAGATTGTGGAGGGGATACCAGAGGCTTCATCGAACAACACACAGACGCCGTGCGGGTTATGCACCCCGGCGAAGGCATCGGGGTTCTCTTCCGACCAGAGCTGGCCCTGGCAGTAGTAGTACCCGCAATCAATCCCCAACTGCGACTTGACCAACTCCGCAAACCACGGCGCAGGACGCACGGAGAGCACCGTCGCTTCAAACCAATGGCTGTTAATCAGGAGATTGGTCCACTTGCCTAACTCAGCAAAGGTGCGGGACTTCAACTGCGCTTCCGTATTGGCGGTAATGATCGTGGTGGACCCTAAGCGGGTCGTCATCATCCAATCGCCAATCCAGCCCACAAAGGCCGATTTGCCCACGCCGCGTCCCGTGCCGGTCCCGCGCTTGTACATCTTGGGGTCTTGGCCCGTGGCAATGCGATGCTGCTGCTCCAAGATATGATCGGAGAGCATATCGAGATCTTCTTTTTGCCACTTCCTCGGTCCTGGTTCATCCTGTAAGGGCGTCCCCTTCTTGCCCCAGGGATAGGCCAGCATGACGAAGTTGTAGAGATTGTCCTTGATGTCGGGCGCATGCAGCGTCCGAATCAATTCCGCTTCGTCAGCCGGACTATACTTGGTGGTGGGAGCGGCCATTTACCGCCGACAGGGATCTTGTAATCCCTGAAACCGCTGTTGTTCATCGAGTTGCTGTTGCTGCCAGATCATCTGCCAATCCCGACTTTCCCGCGCAAACCGGGAGTCCTCCCCAATCCCCCACGATTGCGAGAACGACACCGCCGTAGTCCCAACGATGACACCGAGTATAAACCCAAAGACGATCTTCATAAGACTCCTCCGCAGTCCGCTTCATGTGATTTAATGAAGCCATTGCTTACGGCTCGCTTCCCTAACTCTTCCTCCACCCATGAGACAATATCTGTAATCCCTTCGGCTCTCAAATCATCTTCAATACATTCCACCGCTTGATACAATTCCTGCAAGGTTCCATGTCCACAATTCTTCACGCCTGCCATGCGAGGTTCGACCCCGTGAAGGACCAATTCATACAGATTCTTCACATTGGCGTTCCGCAAACAATTCCAGGCTCGTACCGACAAGTGTTCCACTGTGAATGGACCGCTCTGTGGCGTGCGCTTTCTCGGCCTGACTCGTGGACGCTGATACGGGCGAGGGAGACAATGCGGTTTTTCTCTCATGCCGTGCCTCCCTTCACCAAGCCCAATTCCCCTGCCGCGTCCACATTCCGTATCACCTCATCATACAACACCGTCAGCCCCAGTTTGTACGAAAAGAACTTCATCGCCCCCTGATACGCAAGCATCATATGTTCCAGATCACGGTCTACGTTCGCTTCGTACTTAAATCCATGCCCGTGCATGGCGAGATGCCAACTATACGGCCACACGGCGATGGGACGGATGTTGTAGTACGACAGGATAATCGACCCCGTTTTCATCTCCGTGATCGGCTCATTCACCTTGTCTCCCCGATCCTGTGCCAACGCCTTCAACGCCACCGACCACGCCGAACAGATCGACCCCAACCGCTCATCCGTCCGCATCTCCGTCTCAAAGCCATCCGTCGTCACCAACGTCAGCTTATACCCCTCCCGCCCTTTCACCAATTCCAGCTTGTCTACAAAGATCCGCTCACCTGGCTTCGACTTCTTTTTCGCCATGGTCCAATCCTTTCACAAAAATTCTCTAAAAGATGCCGTGCAAGATGGT